CGTGGTAGTGATGAAGGCAAATATCTTTCACAGATTCTTGATGATGCTTTCTTAGAAAGATTCCCAATTACTGTTGAGCAGGAATTCCCTGATGCTAAAACAGAAAAGAAAATTCTCACACCTTTAATCGATGATAAGGATTTTGTTGAAAACTTGTGCCAATGGGCTGATGTGGTTCGTAAATCGTATGATGAAGGTGCCACGGATGAATTGATTTCTACTCGCCGATTGGTACACATCGCAAAAGCATTTACCATCTTTAAAGATAAGATGAAGGCTATTACATTGTGTGTGAATCGTTTTGATGAAGAAACCAAAATGGCTTTCTTAGATTTGTATTCGAAGGTTGATGCTAGTGTTGAATCACCAGCGAATACATCAACCATTTCTACCACTTCAGAGGTTGCCAACCAACCTCAAGTGTAGTATAATGGTCAAAGTGGTAAGTGGTATTTTATATTATGTTTAATTTGAAAAGGATTTAAAATGGCATTAACAGTTCGCAAAGGTAAAGTAAACCGTCATGAGAAAATTACTATTGTATTACTTTCAGGTAAGCCTGTAAGCCCACAAGAAATTGCTGATGTATTCAAAGGCACCGACCAAGAGTCCGTGTTGTATCGATTGAGTACCAACATTTATAACATTCGTAAGGATGGTGGCATCGTAAAGGTAATCAAATTAGGTCGTAGAGTAACTGGTTATCAGTTGATTAATTTTGATCAGTTTGATGCTAATGGTCGTTTCAAAGGCACACCACAGTTGGTTGCAAATGCTACGCCAGTCAAATCGGTTGTTGAGCAAACCGTAGTTCCAGCTTAATTGTTTTAATGTCACCGCATGCTCGTTGTGAAACGCCTGTAAGTCGGTGACACCTTATTAAAGAGTTTTTTAATAAAATTGGTTATGTTAAAGAGACCTTTAATAAGGATAAAAAAATGCAATCAGTAAAAAATAAAAGTTTTAATCCTAAGAAGAAATCGAAGCCATGCAAAATTACGAAGCGCTAATATGGCTGGCAATAATAATTACATTGATGTTAGTCAGTTTACTATTTAATGGAACTATAAGGAAAAATGATGAATGATAGGTTTGATTTTGAGCAAACATTATTAGAATGTTGGAGAGTTACTGATGACCTTAATTCGGTATCTAAGGATGTTATTGAGAACGAACCATCACTCGATAAAATTAATAATACCTTAACTGGTCTTGTAAATTTATATGAGATCAAATTTAATAATTTATGGAACATATTTGAAAATGTGATGGTTGAATTAAGTCAAAGAAACAAAATGCTTGAAGAAGAATGTGCAGCATTACGAAACCAATTAACAGAAAAAGAAAAAGAATGAAATATATTGCTAAACCTGCCTTGTTTAATAACAAAGGCCTGAAAGAGTTTGATAACCCAACCGAAGCGATTCAATATTTGAATAAGGTGCTGAATGATGATGCGGTTGATCCTGCTTTGGACTATGTGTTTATTGCACCTAAGGCGTCACCTAAACAATTGAAGCACGCAATCGAAGAATATGTTGGTATTGGTAAGTTGATTGTAGCATGAGTTTAAAATTGTTGTGGCCAACACCTGTATGGGAAATTGAAACACCGGAATTATCTGAAATTGTTTCTCCATTATTGCATGATGTTAAAACTAAAAATCCTCAAAACAATTCATTACTTTCAGGATTACTTACACCCGCCGCAAGAGCATTTGAGGAACTTTTACCCGGATTGATTGAAAATGCTTTGGTCGAAGGTAATTATGATTGGAAATTTTCAAAAATTTTATGGATTAGAATTCGAAATATTAGGCCAGACGAGTGGGATCCTCCACATATACACACAGGGCCTACATTGGTTGGAGTATTTTATTTACATATACAAAAAGGCCATGGAAACTTAATTGTTGTACCGAATGGCAGCCATGCTGGTTTATCAACACATAAAGAAACCAACTCATACGGTGCCCAATATAGCACTAGATTATACCATAATATTGAAGCAAAAAATGGTAAATTGGTGTTATTACCAAGTGACCTAATTCATTTTGTGTTACCAAATGCTTCCAATGAATTGAGATATTCACTAGCAATTAATATTGAATTGAAGATAAAATAGTGTTGTATGTTAACAACAAACGGTTGACACCATCCGTAGTTGTGTTATAATCGAAGTTCTAATTGAAAAAGGAATTAATAATATGGTACAATACGAACCGGTGTGTTACACAAAATCACATCGTGATGATATTATTTTTATGTTATCATTTAAAGGTTTTACAACCGATGCATTGATGTTGAAATCGGATGAAGAATTAGATAATTTGTATATTGAGTATATTATATTGGCGGAAGATTATGTTTAATTTTATTGCAGGTTGTATTTTGGGTTTTGCTGTTGCAGCTATCGGTTTTAGTGGTATTACAACTGCATTAGATAATGGCGTAAACAAACTTAAAGAGGTTTCTGTTAAAATGGATTCTGGAAAATGAACTATAATTATAGAGGTAAACCATTGTCATATACCATCAACGTTTCAACTTTAAAAGATATTATGATTCGTTTACATTTAGAATACTTGCACAAAGTTCAATTGGATATGATTGATGAAGCTGTTGAAAAGTCTGATATGTCTGAAGCAAATGAAGTAATTAAATTTATTATGCAAAAATAAAATGAATATTTCTGACAATGAATTGGCTTTGGCCTCACTAGAATTTGATGAATTTATACACGAATTTGCTTTAAAGTATAAACTACCAGCGTTAATGGTTAGTTCCATTGTTATGGCCAGATTAATTCATCTAAACAAAAATTATGGTAATATTGACCATTTTAATAAATTGCTTGATCACATCATAGACACCATAACACTACTTGATGCGAAAACTTTTGGAAATTTACATTAATTTATGAAAATATATTTTAACGGTTATTCAAATCATTGGCTTTCTCCATACACAATTTTGGAAAAAGTTTTCTTTTGGCGTGAGATTGATTACGATGAACCATTGATTAAAAAGTGGGTAATTGTGTTAAGTCCATTTTGTTATGCTTTGCAAGCGGTTCGTAAAGTGTTAAGTCCAACAATTCGTTATGTGAAGATTGATCGTTATGATACTTGGTCAATGGATCACACATTGGCTCACATCATACATCCAATGTTAATACAATTGCGTGATAATAAACATGGTGCGCCTTTTGTTGATGATAAAGATGTACCAAAAGATTTGCGTAGTACCGAAGCCGATCCAGCGGAACAAGAAAGTTATGAAGTTGATGGTAATCATTTCAAAAGATGGGATTGGGTTCTCAATGAAATGATTTGGTCATTTGAACAAACTTTAAAAGATGATGATGAACACCAATTTTTTGACTATTCTGTATCTAACGGCAAATCGCCTTGGGATAAAGATTATGTTGGTCCTAATTTGGATCTAAAAGGATTAAAAGATCATCAAAAAAGAAAACAAAACGGTTTTCGTTTGTTTGGTTGTTATTTTCAAAATTTATGGGATTGATTATGACACCTTATTATTATCTTTGGCAGGCTAAGCAATCCTTGAAAGGCGCAAAAGTTGCCATTAAACTAATGGGTGGTGAAAATGATTGCCAACCAATGTTATTAGGACAACGAGATATGCTTGAACTTGAAGTAGAACATTTCCGTGGACAATCAATAAAGTTTACCATCTTTCTGTTGACTTTGGCTGTATTCTGTGTTAGCTTATATTATCTACATACAAAAGGAATTATAAATGTTTTCTAAATTGATTGGTTGGGTAAAACAAAATTTATTTGTTTTTCTATTGATCGCAGCTGCCATTATAGGTTCAACTGCGTATATCTCATATGATACGTTAAAAAATCCTCCCGATTTAAAAGATTTTAAAGGTTCAGTTCAGAATCATTTGGTTTGGTCAATTACAGGCGACTGTTATTTTGTCCGGCCTTATTCAAGTAGTACCGTATATTTGATTCCTGTACAGGATTGTAATAAAGGTAATAAATGAAAACCAATAAAGATTTTTGCCTAAGTAAAGAGTCCAAAAGGTTACTTGCTACATTACCAGATGAAAAACGTGGACATTGGAAAAAAATGATGATTTCAGCAGAAGTCGCTGAAAAACAAGCCAAGTTGGCTAAAATTAGAGAACCTAAGGGAGAAGTGAAATGAGTTTATTTGTGGAAGTTTTTGATCAAGAAAAAAAATGTCAAGTTATTATTAATTTAGATACATTACTTGAAATTGCGCCAAAACAACGATTAGAAAATGGCCGTCCAGTTGATGATGGTTGTGATTTGTTTTTTGCTGATGGTGCTGCTGTTGGTGGTAAACGTGCTATGAAAGTTCGTGATTCTTATGCCATGTTCAAACAGTTTGCAGTAGAACCTATCACAGTTGATGATATCTCTCGTAAAGTTAAATCCCTCAAATCAACACAAACATTACCTTTTGACGTACCAAAGCTTTAACTCGAATATAAACATGAATAAATAAGAGTATAATTCAACATTTATTCTTAGGATTCCCATGTTTATTTTATCAATAGATCCTTCTGGACTAACCTTAGACTGGTGCCTCCGCTGTATTGCTGCAGGACATACTGTTAAACTTTATACCAAAGGTTCTCGTGCATCACATATTGGTGAAGGTTTGGTGGATAAAGTCACAAATTGGAAAAAATATATGGGTCTTGCTGACTTGATTTTTTCTGCAGATAATCTTGAGTTCATGGATGAAATTGATGAATATATCAAGCGTGGTTATCCAATATTTGGACCAGGTAAACGTGCCGCCAAGTTGGAATTGGATCGTATGTATGGTCAAAAGGTCATCAAGCAATTTGGAGGCCCTATAATCCCATCGTTTGAGTTCAAGAATTATGACAAAGCCATTCAATTTGTTAAAGATAATCCTAAGCGTTATGTTTCTAAACCTTGTGGTGAAGAAGAAGATAAAACTCTTTCATATGTTGCTAAAGATGAAGCCGATCTAATTGGTTTTTTGACTAAACGCAAAGAAAAAGGGGGACAATCACCTTACTTCATTCTTCAAGAATTTAAACCAGGAGTTGAGATTGCCTGTACGGGAATATTCGGTCCTGCTGGTTGGATGGATTTCTGGTGTGAAGGTTTTGAATTTAAAAAACAAATGAATGGTGATCTCGGTGTAAACACAGGTGAAATGGGTACAGTAACTCGTTACACAAAACAATCCAAAATTGCTGATATGTTAATGGTACCTTTAGCCAAAGAATTAAAAAGAATTGGCTATGTTGGTATGTTAGATATGAATTGTATCATCGATGAAAAAGATGGTACACCATGGCCAATGGAATGGACAGCAAGACCTGGTTATCCAATGTGGAACATTATGCAACCATTAATCAAGGATGAAGATCCGGCACAATGGATGCTTGATTGTGTCAAAGGTAAAAATACACTACAAGTAGAAGAAAAAACTTGTGTTGGTGTGGTGATGGCTAATGCTGACTTTCCGTTCAACAATCGTGATGAAGAAGAATATCTAGACTTTCCTGTACTCACGGAAGATGTAGACTATAAATATCTACACCCATGTGAAATGAAACTCTCCACAACTGTTAAAATGATTGATGGTGAACTCTGTGAGAATATACCAGAATTAGGTACAGCAGGTTCTTATATTTTGGTATGTACAGGTGTTGGTGATACTATTTCCGAAGCAAAAGATATGGCATATGCCAACGTGAAGAAGGTTAAGCTTGGTAATGATCCACAATACCGTACAGACATTGGTGAACGCTGTGAAAAGGCACTTAGTAAACTCCATAAGTTTGGATTTTGCAAAGGTTGGAAGTATTAATTTAAAGGAGAAGTAAAATGTTTTCTACTATTATTCTTTTGTTGGTTATTGCTGGTGTTGTATATTATTTTAAAAACAAATCCAAAGTGGCCACACAGGTTGAAATTGTCAAAACGGCAGTTAAAGAAACTGCCAATACTATTACCAAACAATAATTTGCCTATGTTGGCTTGATGTGTTACAATCCTATATTATGAATATATTTTATCTAAACCACGATCCAAAAATTTGTGCTGAACAACACGTTGACCGCCATGTGTGTAAAATGGTCATTGAGTATGCTCAGCTTCTTTCAACTGCTCACCGAGTGTTAGATGGTGAAATGTATGTTGGTAAAACATCCAACAACCGTAATATCAAAAGATGGCGCCTGCACGATGAGCGTGAAACCCGTCTAATGAAGCCCACAATGATCAATCATCCGTCTGCAATTTGGGTTCGGCAAAACAAAGAAAATTATATATGGCTTTATAATCTATGGGTTGAGCTACAAAGTGAATTTACTTATCGATATGGTAAAATTCATGCAACATCTCGATTGCTTCCCGACCTTGCAAATGTTCCAAATAATTGTCCAGAAGGATCATTTACAGGTCCAACACCTGCTATGCCTGATGAATGTAAAGTTCCTCGTGATTCATTACAATCATATAGAAATTATTATTTGATGAATAAACAACACCTGGCTTCGTGGCGAGGTAAGATAAATAAAAGAGAAGTACCAAATTGGTTTGTTTAATTGAAGGAGAAAAATAATGGCTGATACTGAATATATGCCACCAGGACGCTACGGCGTTAATGATGCAATTGAAAGTTTACGACCCGGTGCAATGTACCAATTAAGTAACACTACATTTACTAAATGGTGGCACCACTCAAATCCTCCCACATGGCCGGAATTACTTGACGAGATGGAACGATTAAAGAAGATTGCTTATCAAGGTTGCCGTAGAGAAGAATATCCATCATTAAGTGAATTTGCTGATGCTTACTACTGGAAACAAATGGGTGATCCAGAGCCTATGTTGGATTATTTGGCTAAAATAAAAGAAGTCAAAGAAAAATATCCAAAACCAACACAAGAATAATATGCCAACTTATACATTTGTTAATCAAAATACGAAAGAAGTAGAAGAACATAAAATGTCCTATACGGTTTTGGATCAATTCAAGTTAGACAACCCACACCTAGAACAACACATCTTTGCCGAGAACTTTCCAGTATACTCTGATGGTTCTCGTTTATCTGTTCCGGGTATGGGTAAAGCAGATTCAACATTTGAGAAGTATGTTATTAATCGTATCAAAGAATCGGTACCAGGTAATACTATCAAAGGCGGCCACAAGACCAAGATGCAAAGGGAGTGGTAATAACAAGGAGATGATATTGTCGAACAAGCGTATGCAATCCAAACAACAAAGATTATATCACGAACAAAACAATAAAGAAAGAGTTAGACAAGAATTAGTAGAATTATCTAAACAAATCAAAGATTTAGAAGAAAAAACAATCAGCACATCATCTTTTGATCCACACAAAACCTCATATTATAACTAGGATAAATATAGTTTTATAGACTTAATGACCAAAAAACCATGACACTCCGAGCAAATGGACAAGTAGCATTTTCTGATGTAACCATAGAAGTAGCTGCAAACGCTATTCCTATAACTGCATATTCTCCAGCCATGTCTTGGGTGCAAACACATTCAGCTCCGCCGTTTAGCGATTTTAATGATTTTCATAGCAAAAGCTTTTATCAAAAAAATAATGCAGGAAACTGTAATAACGGAAATTGTGCTGCTGCTTGTAACTGTGGTAATATACAATGTAATAATTGTTTGATTACCGGTTCTGTGAATTGTGTTAATTGCGATGCTCAACCAACACTACAAAACGATTGTAACTGTACTACAGGAGCATATAATTGCGTTGCAGCAGCAACCACATACAATTGTAATTGTCCAGTAGATTGTGATTGTGCTTGTGACTGTGCTTGTGCAGCTTGTGCGGACTGTGGAGCTTGTGCAGTAGATTGTGTGGTGGATTGTAATTGTAACTGTCCAGTAGATTGTGCTTGTGATTGTAATTGTGACTGTAATTGCAATTGTGGTTAATACTTAAAAATTTAATGGAAATATTATGATATTCGAAATACACGCAGAAAAAAATGCTAACGATAAAAAGATTTTCTTTTATGATAATGAAAAAAATATATTAAAAG